ATACGGGTGCTTTTGGTTTAACATCTGCTGTACATTCACCATCAGTAAAATATACTAAACTTGTATATTTCCGCAGATTCTCATTATAATATTCTAAAACAGGATCAAATTCTGTGCCTCCCCTACCAGATATAGCAATGCCCCCAAATTTACCATCATATTCTTTTATACTTTGTATCACAGTATCACATTGAATTATAGTAATGTCAACTCCAGATTTATGAATATGATGTATTTCATTCATGAACTCTTTAAGTTCAGAGTCACTTACGGATCCTGAAGTATCAATAGCTAATAACATATGTTGCCTCATCTTAATTTTAAGACCCGGATTATCTGTATATCTTCTATTTTCTTTTCTTCTAATCTTTTTAGTAAATACTTTTGTGCTAACTCCAGTAAACCTACGGATATAACTTTTCCAGTCAAACTTAGGTTTTTCTATTTTATCCATTTCAAGCATGTAATCACTCAATTCTCCAGGTATGTTACCTCTTTTCTTTTGAGTCATTTCAGCTGCTTGCTTTAATAGAGTATCTACTTGTTTATTAATTAACTTTTGCTCAGCTTCAGATAGATTATCAAACTCACCCCAGGTAGGGTGATCTGATGGATAACCTTCTCCAGATTCCATTTGATCACATAAATTATCAAAGTTTTCATCTCCGGAGGTACCGTTTTTATCTTTCTCTTCTTTAGCTTCACTAAGTTTATCATAATAATATCTAGTACCTGCTTTAAGATCAAGGTTAAGATCTTCATAGTCTTTAATAAAAATACCTCTCATTGGTAAACTTTTGATAAGAGCTTGTATTTCTTCTGGACTTAAACTACCATCTTCTTTTCCTTGTTTAATCTTATCTTTAATAGGTTTTATTAAAGTTTCACATTCATCATAACTTAAATCTTTAGTAGGAAGGAATTTATCATCAATATATTGATTGATTTCCATCATTTATGTTAGCTGCAAGTTTCCCTGCAGATCGGACTATACCTTCACCCCAGTAGGGTGGCTTATTGTAGTCTCTGAACCTCTCTCTTTAAAATAGTTTTCAAATTTATTCTTTTTTCTATCTAACCAAATAGTAGCATCATTATATAAATAATTATAAAATGATGCAGCTTTATTTGTACCAGACGTAGAAGAATACCAAATATTACTTAGTTTTCTTTTATCTTTTTTTGGAAAATTAATTGGAGCATAATTTGCTAAAACACTTAACATCTCATACGTTCCACATATTCCAATACCAATTGATTTATAAATAGTATTTGTATTATTATAATTTTTAGGATTACATATAAATACACTACCATCACCATCAAAGTAACCTCTAATAAAATGATTTATGTAATCATTATTAATATTAGGAAATTTAAGATTTAAAGATTTTTTTGGAACACATCCAAGTTTACCTAAATCATTAAACATAATATCACTAGTTAAATATACACCATATATATCATTGTATTGTTTAACTGTAAAATCACCATTTAAAGATTTAATAAACTTTTCAATTACTTCTTTATCTTTCACACATAAGGTAATTAACTTTTGACCATTAGGTTTATCATGTACACAACCGTCTGCGTATAAGAATCCCAGCCAATAAGCTTTTTCTTCTGTATCAATTACATTAAAAAAGTTTTCATTCCAAGACCTTCTTCTATAAATAGAATTAGATCTTTTAATAATATTTAATTCCTTAAGTTTTTTATTAATAAAACTTTCAGAAACATTTAATTGATTTGCAATTTTTTGACAGGATAACCCTGTATTATACAAATCTATAATGACATTATTTAATATAAGTAATTTTTTCATATTACTAATATACTAATTAATTTCCATTAAACAAACTTTTTAAAGAGATTTGGCTGCGGATCACCCATTGGACATCCTTATCTTTTTTACTATACCTGAATAATTAGTTCAGCCACATACTACCTCACGGTGCATGCTTAGTAGATAAGGCTTTAGGATTTTCCCGTCAATTTAAAGCTTTCTTTTACACATTACTGTGCAACGGGACTAGGAATTAATCCATTGCTATATTAGCTAATTTTCTATCAGAATAATTATGATGATCTGTAAGATGAAAGAAAGCAATATGTAAGAGCTCATGTTTTAGTACTCCAAACTTATAGTCATCAGTTAAGGTTTCCCAAAAGTCTGGATTTATGGCTAACTGATAGTTAATACCATTTTTACTTACACCAGCTGTTGGAACAACTCTTTTGTTCCATATTTTATTTAGCATTATCAATAAAAAACCATAAAATGGTTCAGATAAAATAAGATTTTTACTTATTTTGGCTAGAGAGTCTTCTTTACTCTGCATTTTCTTTAAGTTTTGTGATTATTTCAAACTTATCAGTAGGATACCCCCATGCATCCATAATAGACATCAAATGTTTATTATGAAAATCTAAAAATAATAACATAACTTCTTTATCAGCTTTATGCTCAATTAGTTTATGAAATACTTTTGGCATTGTTGGTACATTACTACTATTTAAACCTAAAGGTTCTAACATTTTAATTTTTTCAAGATATTGTACCATCTTTGGACAATATAACTTCCATGAAGCTGCATCTACATTTACAAATTTGTATAATACAAATAATGCATTTGCAGAATTTTTAATATCAGAATTTTCAATGGCCAAAAAAGCCATATTGTTATTATCTATTTCTTGTGAATTCAGCATCATTCTTAAGTTTATTACTTCTTCTGGTCCTATTATTACTTTTCCCATCAATTTTCACTTTTTAAATCTTCTTCATCTAAACAATCTAGTTCCATTAAGGCACCATTTAAATCCATCATAGTCATGTATGCAGGATTATTATACTTAGCAATGTCCATATCATAATTAGCTTCTAACAGCTCTATAGCTTCATTAACTAAAGCTTCTACTTTTTCTTTAATTTGTTCTACTCTTTCCATCAGTCTTCTATTTTAAGGTTTATAATCAAGTTTTAGTTCTAAACATAACCATGCATAACTAGCATGTATTCCTTTTGATTTTTTTGGAATTAATTTCCATTCCAATAAATTAATCTTTAATGTTATTTGTTTCATCAGTCTTTCATTTTAGTTTTTATTTTATTAATCCATTCAGGAAAAGCCATAAACCAAAGAGCATACAAACCCATGCATGTTAACAGTAATAAACTCATTCCTAGTATAACCAATAATATTATTCCTATAATCTTCATTAGTCTTCTATTTTAAGCAAGTGTATACCAAGTTTAAGATCTTTTATTAATTTTTCACTAAACGGTTTTTCAATACCAGGATACATGCTTTTAGTATCTAATACTAAACCATCTTTTCCATTATCATCTTTAGTTGCAAATGCTACATATATCTGATGACCATGATATTTATCTTCAGTCAGTATATCACCTCTTTCAAATAGTGAACCTTCAGGTATCTGATATACTCCCGTTACTTTTATGTAACTACCATCTTCTATTACAGTTTCTACTGTAAATATGTTGATTCTTTTTTCCATTAGTCTTCTATTTTAGTATTATACAATTCTTCATGATATTCTTTCCACATTGCTGTAGGTAATCTATAGTACTCAGGATCATTTGGAATATTAACTTCACCTGAATCATAATAATTAAATGCAGGATGATAATCAGGATTTTCTTTAAACCAAAGAGCAGATGCTTCTTTAATTTTAGAATACCATTCTTCTTTTCTTTCTTGTGTCATCAGTCTTCAATTTTAAGTGTTTTAATCATCCATTCTGTGGGCTTGTTTATATTATCAACCCATTCTTTTGCACTTGGGATGTACCCATTGCAATCTTCTTTTACATGTTGTTCTCCAATATATCTTGTGTATACAGTTTTACCATCTGAGTTGACAAAAGACATTCCAAATATCTTTTCACATTCAAATATACCTTCACTATGATGTCTAAACATTCTGTGTTTACTATGCCCAATCCATTTTTTAGTTTCATCAAACCAATTATGAATTGCAATGTAATCACTCCATTCTCCACCCCATTTTTTTATTGAGGATTTACAGTGTTCTAAAGGATGTGCCATTACATTTTGTATGTTATATGATCAATAATCTCATGTTTTGCTTCAGAGTAGCCTTCATTATATGCATCTGTACATGCATCTTCTACTCTTTCAAGTATTTCTTTTTTAAGCTCATCTGTTAATGTTTGGATATCTAGATCCTCTAACCAATTTTCAAAATTTTTCATTATTCTAAAGATTTATCAATTAAACTACCTTCATGAAAATATTCGTCATAATCAATAATTCTTACACTATTGTTTATAATATATTTACCAGAAGGAACACATATACATAATTCACCAAAACCACCTTCATTATTCCACCAGTCTTCAATATCTTCAAGAATTTTTTCTTGTGCAAAATCTTCAATTAAAGAATAAGCACTTGAATCTAACTCTGCTAAATTTGAATCATTTTCCCAATCATTAATATGATCATTAACATCTCCTGGAGTATCACACTTTTCTGTTGTATATCCAATCCATTCTATGGCACCGGAGTCTCCTCCACCATCATATTTTACTTTAATTCCTGTAACACCCCTATCAGTCAACTTTAATAATAAAGTTTGCATTTCTTGTTCATTCATAATTATTTTGTTTTATAAAACTTACCTAAAATATTTCCATTCAAGAATTCTTCTTTTTCTAAAACAGAGTACGCAAACTGATGTTTTACTTCTTGATAAGTCAATTCAGTTGCTGAATAGCATATTACTAGAATTTCCCTTTTAATTTTACATCCAGCTTTATGAGCTTCTTTTAATTGTTGATTACTACTATAGTAATTTTCAAAATTAGGCTTAAGTTCCCGGGTGTATTTCTTTAATCTTTTATCTGTACTCATGGCTAATGCCTTTTTACCCATAGGTTTTTTAATATTAGCAAAAAAATTCTTTTTGCCTATATAAGCATAAGTGTTTCCATTTAATATTACAGACATGTGATAGACAAATCCAATTGCTTTTTCAGGAATATTAGTTTGAGTAAACTCTACTCCTTTATATAACCAACTCATATTAATGATGTATGTAGTTTAACTAATTCTCTTAAATCTATTGCTTGATCAATTAATTGTTGCTTAAGTTCAATATTATCTAATACAGCATTATTTAGTTTTTCTCTTAGTTCCTCTTGATTAGCTTCTAATGTAAATATTATATCTTCAAGGTCTTCAATAGTATCAATTAAATTTGAAATAACATCTTGTGCTTCACGTGCACTATCTTCTAATTTTCTATCATTCATATTACTTTTTTTATTAATTTTAATAATGCGTCTCTAGTAAAATCAACACCATATGCTTTTACAGTATCAGATAAATCTTTTTCAAATTTTAAAATAATAAAATCTAAGTTATATCTTTCTTTATACTTTAGCATAGATGCTTTACCTGCTTCATCATTATCAAATAAAACTATTACTTTTTTATACTTTGCTTTTAGTTTTATTATTACACTTTCTGCAATCATACTATTTTCACTGTCTGGTGCAATTGATTCTGCATTTTGAATACCAAGTCTAGTAAAAGCCATTAAGTCCTTTAGAGAAGATGTAATGATCAAATAATCTTTACCTACAAGTTGATCTACACCTTGAATGTAGTTTTCAACTTTAACAAACTTTTTATCTGGAGTTTTAGGAAGATAGATTTTATATAAACTACCGTCATTTCTAAAATATCCATATAAATAATTACGTTTTGTAACTATTTTAGTTTCTGTACCATCAGTTTCTTCTTTTGACATTGTAAAATAATCTAAAGGAGACACATTATAATAGGATAATAAATTAGAATTAATCTTAAATCCTTTCCAAAAAGATTCATCAAGATTATTCCAATGTCTAATTTGAAAATCTGTTACTTTAAATTTATCATGTACTTTTATTTCAGTAGGTATATGAGAAGTATTATACTTTGTAAATTCAGCATAGTCATTCTCAATTTTTAATATACTTTCATGATATTCACAGTTAAACAAATACTTTACTAAATTGATGCCATCACCTTGATAACCAGATGAAAAATCTTTAAATCTATACTCAGAATAATTTAAATCATAATAAATACACATTGATGGTGTTTTTTCAGTTTTAAATACTGAACGGATTTTTATATCCTGACCATCAAGTTTTTCTGTTAAATTTAAATAATATTCAAATATCCATTCAATAGGTATTTCACTTATATCAAATAAATTTTTTGTTGAAATCATGCTAATTTTATTAAATAGAAAAAGGGAGACCATTCTCAGATCTCCCTTTAGCTAAATATTAATTAGTCTAAATTAAAATCTGAAGATGCTCTTGGTGGTACAGAGAAATCATCTGCATCAAAAGCTACAACTGGTTTTACTTCCATCTTCTTAAGGTGTTCTGTTTC